TAAAGGCGGATTGCTTTTAGCTGAAAACCACCGAGAAGATATAAGATATGTAGAAGCTACAGTAGTATCTACAGGATCTGAATGTGACGGAATAAATAAAGATGATGTAATATATTACGATCGTCACGCTGGTCACAAAATAGAACTTGATAAAGAAACATATCACGTTATTAAAGCTCAAGATGTAGTATTTGTTTTATGAGAGAGTTAACCGGCCAGAAGTTAAAAGAAATAGGTCTGTTAAAACACTATAGAGTAATACGAAGATGGGCTTGTAAAAAAACTGGACTAACCGATGCTGACTTAGAATTATTAATATACTTTGATTGTTTAGGTAATTTCACAAGAAAAGACTTTGAAGATGGCATTTTAATTTATTCTTGGGACAATAGAAGATGGAATAGATTATTAAAAGAGGGTTGGATAGTTAAGTGGAGAGGATATAACGGCGCAGATAAAAGCTATAGTATATATCAAGTTAGTTTACAAACAAAAAATATAATACAACAGATTTATAGAATAATGCTGGGAACAGAAGATATACCAACTTCTACAAGACGTAATCCAGCAATGAAACGGATTTCTTACAGTGACAAAACTTTAGCCACTGCTATAGGAAAAATTAATAAAGATAAAACAAGATAATTATGGCAGGAATAATGGCAGCAATGAAACCTTTTAGTAGTCTGGGAACTGCTTTTTCAAACAACCCGGCTCTTAAAGCTGTGCAACAAGCTCAACAAAGAGCACAAGCTCAGGCAGCAAGTCAACCAGCAGGAGTTGCAGGAGCAGCGTCCGTTTCAGCGGCACCCCCAGCGCCTTCAGCAACAGACACTAGCGGACTAGAAGCTAGGATAGCAGCTTTAGAGGCAGGTGGGTCTAATACAGAAGAGTCAATTGTTCAAGCCGCAACGCCGCCTCCTTCCACACCGTCATCTATGGCTCCAGGAGCTTTAGCTGTGGGGGAAGCAATGTTTGGAAATCAAGAGCAACGAGATATGGCTGTAGACCCTAATATTTTTAACAGAAGATTTAATTAATAAACGATATGGAATATAAAAAAAGAATGGTTGACAATCCAACAGGAAAAGCAACTAACGCAAAAGAAATAGGAGAAAGTGCTTTATGGGATGGTCCCTTAAGTCAAGAAGGCAGACCTCATGCGAAGGGTAATTCTTCTGGAATAAACCCAATACAAGTTTTAAAATACCCTTGCAGGTATGAGTCAAAACCAATAACGGAATGTGCCAAGAAAGGACGGTACAATGAAGCTTACTAAAAATTTTAATAAGTCTGAATTTGAATGTAAGTGTGGTTGCGAAATGCCAGAAGATGTTTTGTTTGAAATACAAAAACTAGCAGCTCAGTTACAAACAATAAGAGATTTTATAAAAAAACCTGTAAAGCTTACAAATGCGTATAGGTGTCCTAAGCATAATAAAGCGGTTGGAGGGGTTTCAAACTCACAGCATATATTAGGTAAAGCTGCTGATATTCAAATAAATAATTTAGACCCAGCAGAAGTTTATAAAGCAATAGACAATTTAACCGAGCACGGTCACATATTACAAGGAGGTCTTGGTAAGTATAACACCTTTACTCATTACGATATAAGAAAAACTAGAGCCCGTTGGGATAAAACAGTAGAATAATGGCAGTAAAGAAAAAATCAGCGCCTAAGAAAAGAGGTAAGGCGCCATCGCGTAAGAAATCAAAAGGAAACTACGCAAAAGTAAAAAAAGGTAAAGGCCGAGGTAAAAAAGCCGGAGGAGGAATGACTGCCAAAGGAGTTGCAAAGTACCGCAAAGATAATCCTGGTAGTAAATTAAAAACTGCCGTGACTACACCACCCTCTAAATTAAAAAAAGGCAGTAAAGCTGCTAAGAGACGTAAATCATTTTGTGCAAGATCTAAAGGCTGGAAATCAGAAAGAGGATTAGCTGCGCGAAGAAAATGGAACTGTTAATATGAAAGGAAAAAAGAAAAAATCAACGCCTTGCTGGACGGGCTATATTAAAAAAGGCACAAAGATGAAAGGCAATCGCAGAGTTAATAATTGTGTGAAAGCTTCAAGAAACCGATAATTATGAATAAGAATCCGAACGCAAAAAAAAATGGCGGTGGAGGAACAGCTGTAGGAAGAGCTTTAAGATTCTTAGCCGCTCAAGGAAAAAAGTTTGCCCCAGAGCTGTTAGATATGGCAGGATCATTAACTGGGGTTGAAGCATTAAGTAAATTAGGAACTGCAATTAAAGGTGATTCCGGATTATCTGAAATAGATAAAAAATTATTATTAGCTGAACTAGAAACAGACGCAATAAGAGAACAAGAAATAACTAAACGTTGGGAAGCTGATTTACATTCAGATAGTTGGTTGTCAAAAAATGTACGGCCATTAACATTAACATTCTTATTAGCTTGCATGTTTCTTTTTGTTATATTAGATAGCACAGATTCAATACCATTTAATATAGATGGAGAATGGATAGATCTTCTTAAAGCACTTATGATAACTGCCGTTGGCGGTTACTTTGTAGTTAGATCAGGAGAAAAGATAACAAACAAAATAAAAAAATAACCATAAACACAAACATAACCATGAACAAGTACGACAAAAAAATGATGCATGAAAGAGAGCTAATCTACGATGCAAAAGGACAACTTCACCGAGCTGACAAAGAGTACAAAAAAGGTGATAAGCATGCGAAGCAAACAATGATTCACGACCGTGAATTAATATATGATGCTAAAGGAGCTATTCACCGAGTAGACGATTACAAACATAGCGGACACCCTCTAAGTAAACACTGGCAAAATAATAGATAATTATGGGACAATTTCCAACAAATCCAAGTTATATAACAAGAGCACAAACGTGGATCCCTACTAATTCTATAAATCTTAAGTCTGCTTGGGTTTTTGAAAATCAGTCCGGGTCTTTAGGAACTAATTTAACAGGTTCTGTAGTATATGTAGGAACTGCTGGCACAGTAAGAGTAATTGTAGCAGGAACACCAAATCCTCAAATCTCAGATGCATTAGAATTTAAAAACGTTGCTGCTGGAACAGTTTTACCAGTTGTAGTAGACTATGTATTAATTCCATCCAATGGGAGTGCCGCATCAGATATAATAGTAGGTAAATAACAGATAGGACTGTATAAACCTAAATAAACATAAACATAAACATAAACAAAAACAAAAACAAAATGGCAAAATTCATTAAATTTAACGTAAAAAATTCAGCAGCTGTACAGCCACTAGGACCAACCGAAGGTATCTTAGTAAATGTTGAAGACATCACAAAAGTAACTGCAACTGGAGCAACAGGAGCAAATGCTAAAACCTTAGTAATAGGTTTAACTGGAAGAAATTCTGAAGCTGGTTACAAAACTTTAACTTTAGCTGTATCTACTAGTATTTCAGCTGCGGTTAATCCAACGTTGACATCAGGTAATGCTAACCCACTAGTATCTGCAGTAAGATCTGCAATGACTGCTAATCCAGGAGGAGTGGTTGCTACAGTTAATGTAGGAGTTGATAATGCTGCTGCACCTAAGCAAATGTATTTTAGAACTGCGACATTCGCATAATAAAATAACTATAGTCTTGCGGGATTAACGTCTCGCGAGGCTATTATTAATAATATAAACATGGCTTTTAAAATTAGCGCTCCATATAAAATAATTGATACTCCTATCTATCATAAAGATATAGGTGATGATATTAATGGTTTAGCTACTAACAAAGGCACAATTATATTAAATAATAATTTGTCTCCTTTAAAAGAAAAAAATGTTATAGCTCATGAAATGGTGCACATCAATCAAATAAAAAGAGGCGATTTAGACTATGATAACGATTACGTTTATTGGAAAGGTAAGAAATATCCACGAAGCACTATGAAAGAAGGGGCAAAAAATTTGCCTTGGGAAGCTGAAGCCTATAAAAATGCATAAATGAAAACTTCTAAAAAAGGTTATTTAAAAAACAGCCCTGATGTTAGTAAGCCCCAAAATATTATAAAAGGCGGACGTATAACAATGAAAGGAGTCAAGTTTAAGGTATTAGGGACTGACGATCGAGGATATACTCAAATAATGTACCCAGGATATGATTATTATTTTCCTCACGCTAAATACGTTATAGAAACGCCAATTAAAAATTAACAATTAAAAATTAACAATTAAATTTAATCAAATGAAAAATTTATTTATTACATTATTATTACTAGTATCAAGTCAATTATTTGCGCAAAAAGAGTTAAGCGGTTTATGGGAGAGTGAAACCTCCTCTTACATAACCACAATAGTAACTTCAGAATATGCGGTATTAAACGTTTTTAATACAAGTTTTAGCAAAAATAGAGTAATAACAGAAAAAATAATAGATTATAAAAACAATAAATTAACAACTAACCTACACAATTCTCTTAACGGGTACACTGTTCAAATTGAATATTCTTTACAAAGTGAGGATATTATTGTTTGTACTTATAGTGGCGACTGGGAAGGAGATGTTATATTAACCCGATTAAAATAAATAATTATGGCATACATGCAAATACCGGGTAGAACCCCTTTAAAAAACAAAAAATTTGAGGATCTAACCAATGGAATACCCTTAAGACAAGAAATGAGTAATGACGAAAAAGAAGGAAGAGGAAAATATTCTAAAAATAAAAAGGATAGCGGAGGAGCTTACACCGCAGTAGATCAAAAAACCGGAGAAGAATACATGAGTACTGCGAAAGAACGAAAATTTAATGCGGACGCCCGCGATGGCACGTTAGCTATGCCCCCAGGAACAAGAAATGTTGACTACAATCCCGAGACCAAAAGTTATACCGCTAGACCTTATTCAGATAAAGCACCTAAGAAACAAATTCCTGAATACAAAAAACGACTAGCCAAAAAAGGAGATCCTTATGCTCGAAGAGAATATAAGGCATTTAAAGAAGATTCAACTAATTATATGCGATATGCAAACAGAGATGTAAAAACATTTAATCAAGCATCTAGCCGAGCCCAAAACTAAACACAATAATTATTAACAATTAAATTAAATCAAAATGAGTAAAGTAAAAAAAATGAAATCAGAAAACTTATCAATTAGTAAAGAACAATTAGAAAAAGTACAAACGCTGCAAGCAGACTTACAAAAGTTTTGTGCGCACATTGGAGGATTAGAGGTTCAAAAAGCAAAAGCTATTTATCAAATAAATATGCTTGAAAAAGAAATGGAGGACTTTAAAAAATCTATTGAAGACGAGTATGGACCTATTAACATTAATTTAACTGACGGTACTTATGAAGTAATACCTACGGATAAAAAAGAGTAGGGTCATGGGCAATATTATAAGAAAGATAAGTATAGGTGCTGACTATAAGAACGAAGCAATGCATTACTCTGTTAAGCAGACAGTTTACGGTGGGCACGAAATTTCTCATATAATATTTGAAGAGTCTGATAATTCTTATAATATATTTATAAAAAAAGAAGACGAGGTAATGCCGTGGAAGAAGTTTAATTCTAACATGGCAATATCCGTTGAGTATGACTTGGAGTACTAATGAGAAGTATATACGATTTTATCATAAAGCCAGTAGGCCAAAGATATGATAATACGGTAAAGGTTGGGGAAGTAGACCTAGTAACTAATACTTCTATAGAAAGTTTTAAGCACGTTAATAATATAGCGGAAGTTGTAGAAACTCCCGCGGCATTTGCAACCCCTATAAAAAAAGGGGATCTAATTGTAGTTCATCATAACGTGTTTAGAGTTTTTTATGATATGAAAGGACTTAAAAAAAATAGTAGATCGTTTCTTAAAGACGGGCTTTTTATGTGTGCAATAGATCAAATATATTTGTACAAGAATAAAAAGAACTGGAAATCATTTGGCGATAGATGCTTTGTTGCTCCGGTTAAAAATAAAGACCCTTTTAGTAGCGATAAAACAGCTAGTCTTATTGGTATACTAAAAATAGGCAATAAGTCCTTAGAACGTGCTGGAATCAATCCAGGGGACATAATTGGATTTACACCAAATAGCGAATGGGAATTTGTTATAGATAATCAAATTATGTATTGTATGAAATCAAATGATATTGTTATAAAGTATGAGCTCGATAGAAACGAAGAAGAATATAATAGCGGCTGGGCGCGAAGCAATTAAAGAATTAGTAAAGGTAGCAAAAGAAAAGATCGTTGACTCAGAAGAAGATATATCTGCTGACAGACTTAAAAATGCTGCCGCTACTAAAAAGCTTTGCATATTTGATGCTTTCGAAATATTAAATAAGATTCAAGAAGAGGAGCAGATGATTGCAGATTCCAATGATAAAGCAAATAAACCTACATTTAAAGGTTTTGCAGAGGGGAGATCTAAGTAATGGTTTATGAACAAACATTATACAGAGTTGTTAAAGACCACATTAAATCTTCTGTAATTAGTAAAAAAAATCGTTATTCTAAATGGAAATACGGTTATAACAAAGAATACGATATTGTTGTAATCAGTAAAACCGGAAAGATTGGAGAAATATATGAAATCGGCAGCGTAATGATCGCATTACCTAAAGCTGAAGACATAAAAGACTTAGGGGAAAATAAGTGGAAAGCCACTCAATATCCCAAAGTATTAAAAAAAATTAAAAGCGTTCAAGATTGGAATGCTTATCCAAATAGTTTTAAAGAACAGTGGCATCCATATATAGATGAAGAATTTGAAAGACGGGAAAAAGGTTTTTGGTTTATTAACAAAAATAAGCCTACTTACATTACTGGTACTCACTACATGTACCTGCAGTGGTCTAAGATTGACGTCGGATTACCGGACTTTAGAGAATCAAATAGATTATTCTATTTATTCTGGGAGGCCTGCAAAGCGGATTCAAGATCGTACGGTATTTGTTACCTTAAAAATAGACGCTCTGGATTTTCATTCATGTCGTCGGGAGAAACAGTTAATTCAGCTACGATATCTTCAGACTCTAGATTCGGCATATTATCTAAATCCGGGGCTGATGCTAAAAAAATGTTTACGGATAAAGTTGTACCAATCTCGGTAAACTACCCGTTTTTCTTTAAGCCAATACAAGACGGTATGGACCGTCCAAAAACAGAATTAGCATACAGGGTGCCTGCTTCTAAATTTACAAGGCGTAAATTAGAGGATAATCAAATGGCTACTGAACTTGACGGATTAGATACTACAATTGATTGGAAAAATACGGGTGACAACAGTTATGACGGTGAAAAGCTAAAGCTATTAGTTCACGATGAATCTGGCAAATGGGAAAAGCCTACTAATATACTTAACAACTGGCGAGTGACTAAAACTTGCTTACGATTAGGTAGTAGAATAGTAGGTAAATGTATGATGGGATCAACATCAAATGCTTTAGATAAAGGAGGTAAAAACTTCAAAAAATTATATGATGGCTCGGATGCATTATTAAGAAATAAAAATGGGCAAACTAAAACAGGTTTATATAAACTGTTTATTCCTATGGAATGGAATTATGAAGGTTTTATTGATCAGTATGGTTATCCTGTGTTTGATACTCCAAAAAAAGAAACATTAGATCCACAAGGAAACTTAATTACAGAAGGAGTAATACAACACTGGGAAAATGAAGTTGAAGGATTAAAAGACGATGCCGATGCTTTAAATGAATATTATAGGCAGTTTCCAAGAACGGAGCAACACGCTTTTAGAGATGAAGCTAAACAATCTATTTTTAATTTAACAAAAATTTATCAACAAATAGATTATAACGAAGAATTAAAAAATTCTGCTATGGTTACCCAAGGTAATTTTCAGTGGGAAAACGGAATTAAAGATACTAAAGTAATGTTCTATCCAAATAAAAATGGTAGATTTTTTATTACTTGGGTGCCAGATCAAGAACAACAAAATAACTTAATAATAAAAAATGGTATTAAATATCCTGGCAATGAGCATTTGGGAGCTTTTGGATGTGATAGCTATGACATTAGTGGTGTTGTTGGTGGTGGTGGATCTAACGGATCGCTTCATGGATTAACAAAATTTTCTATAGAAAATGTACCACCTAATCATTTTTTTCTTGAATATATTGCAAGACCTTCAACAGCAGAAATGTTTTTTGAAGATGTGCTTATGGCTATAGTATTTTATGGCATGCCTTTATTAGCAGAAAATAATAAACCTAGATTACTTTATTATTTAAAACGTAGGGGATATAGAGGATTTAGTATTAATAGGCCAGATAAAACATATAACAAATTATCATTAGCAGAAAGAGAAGTAGGAGGAATACCTAATTCAAGTGAAGATATAAAACAAGCTCATGCCTCTGCTATAGAAACGTATATAGAAGATTTTGTGGGAGAAAAAAAAGATGGTTATGGAGATATATATCTTCAAAGAACTTTAGAAGATTGGGCTAAGTTTGATATAAATAATAGAACAAAGCATGATGCTTCTATAAGTTCAGGATTAGCTTTAATGGCCTGCAATAAGCATAGATATAGTCCTAAAGGATTAACTAAAATTAAATCATATTCTTTGGGTTTTAAAAAATATAACAACGAGGGATCTACTTCAAAAATAATACAATAAATGAATGTAAGTACAAATACTAATAGCCCATTTCCAGATCAAGTAGTAAGCGATGCTGAGAAAGCTACCTGGGAATACGGACTTCAAGTAAGTAGAGCTATAGAACAAGAGTGGTTTAATTACGGAGGAAGTGGTTCAAATCGTTACGCAACAAATTGGAATAACTTTCATAATCTACGGTTATATGCTAGAGGCGAACAAAGCGTGCAAAAGTATAAAGACGAATTAGCTATTAATGGAGATTTGTCTTATCTTAATTTAGATTGGAAACCTGTTCCTATATTATCTAAATTTTCTAATATAGTAGCTAATGGTATAACTCAAAAGCAGTATGATTTAACCTCATACGCTCAAGACCCTGAGTCTTTAAAGAAAAGAACAGATTTTGCGGAAGACATATTGTTTGATATGGTAACCAAAAATGAGCAAGCTCAAGCCTCAGAAATTGTTAAGGTAAATTTAAGCAGATCTAATATACCTCCAGAAAGTCTTCCTGAAACTATAGAAGAAAGAGATTTACACATGCAACTTAGCTATAAGCAAGCAATTGAAGTGGCTGAGGAGGAAGCTATTAGTACGGTTTTAGCAACTAATGAATTTGATCTTACTAAATCCAGAGTAAACCAAGATTTAGTAAATATAGGAATAGGTATTACCAAAACTTCTTTTAATCCTGCTGAGGGTATCGTAGTTGATTACGTAGATCCTGCTTATTGCGTTTGGTCTTACACAGAAGATCCTCATTTTGAAGATATATATTATGTAGGAGAAGTTAAATCTATAACTATTCCAGAGCTTAAAAAAGAATTTCCTAATATTTCTAATGAAGAATTAGAAAGAATACAAAAGATGCCTGGTAATCGAAGAATGATAAGAGGCTTTGAAAACTACGATTATAATACTGTTCAAGTATTATATTTTGAATACAAAACTTATACAGATCAAGTATTTAAAATAAAAAGAACAGATTCTGGCTTAGAAAAAGCAATCGAAAAAACTGATGAGTTTAATCCTCCCCCAAATGACAATTTTGAAAGAGTTTCTAGATCTATAGAAGTTTTGTACGAAGGAGCTAAAGTTATTGGGACAGATATGATGCTTAAGTGGGAAATGTCAGAAAACATGACAAGACCTTTAGCTGATACAACTCGTGTTGAAATGAGTTATTCTTTATGTGCTCCTAGAATGTATAAAGGAAAAATACAATCCTTAATAAGTAAATGTATAGGGTTTGCCGATGTTATCCAACTAACCCATTTAAAAATCCAACAAGTATTATCTAGAATGGTGCCTGATGGTATATTTTTAGATATGGACGGATTAGCTGAAGTAGATTTAGGTAACGGAACAAATTATAATCCAGCGGAAGCATTAAACATGTACTTCCAAACAGGTTCTGTTGTGGGTAGATCTCTTACTCAAGATGGAGATATGAATAGAGCTAAGGTGCCAATTCAAGAATTGTCTTCTTCCAGTGGAATAGGAAAGATACAATCTCTTATTACTGCTTATAATTATAATATGCAAATGATTAGAGATGTTACCGGATTAAACGAAGCAAGAGATGGATCTTTACCTGATGCAGATTCTTTAGTTGGCTTACAAAAAATGGCAGCTAATGCTTCTAATGTAGCTACTAAACACATTCAAGATGCTAGTCTTTTCTTAGCTTTGAGTACTTGTGAAAATATTTCTTTAAAAATAGCTGATGTATTAAATTTCCCTCTTACTAAGAATTCTTTAATGAACAGTATATCTACATTTAACGTAGAAACACTAAGAGAAATAGAAAATTTAAATCTTCATGACTTTGGAATATATTTAGAAATGGAACCAGACGACGAAGAAAAAGCTGAATTAGCAGCCAACATAAATGCTTCATTGCAACAAGGTAGTATTGATATAGAGGATGCTATCGATATACGTGAGATTAAAAATCTTAAGCTCGCTAATCAAATGTTAAAGCTCAAGCGTAAGAAAAAATTAGAAAGAGAACAAGCGGTAGCACAGCAAAACATACAAGCTCAAGCAGAAGCAAATGCTCAAGCCTCTGAAAAAGCCGCAATGGCGGAAGTGCAAAAACAACAAGCTCTTACGTCTGAAAAAGTTGCTATAGAACAAGCTAAGTCCCAATTTGAAATACAAAGA